GATATAATTAATATTATAAAAAACATGGAGGAATAATAAATGACTAATCAATTAACAGTAAATAAACTAGAAGGAATTATCAGACAACATTTACTTACAGCTTACCATCAATATGGTTTTAACAGATATTTAGGTTGGGACATGGAAGATATTCTTATCGAAATTGATACATTAGAAAAATTAGTAAATGAAATTTGTGAAGTTAAAGGTGTAACAAAAGAACAATTTATATTAGGGAGAGATGATATTGACTAAAGAACTAGAAATTAAATTACTTAACAAACAGGAGGAACAATAAATGATTGAAAACGCTAAAGGAATTACTACAAAAGAAATTAAAAAGCACATAGATACTAATAATCATTATTATTATGAAGATTTACATCAATTAGCAGGAGAACTGGTTTTAAAAGATACACATAATACTACACCTATTGTTAGATATTTAGGAGATTATCAAGGACAAATATTTTGTACTTTCAAATCTAAAGTAGATGGTGTTCCGGATATAACGACATCGGATTTTTATGGTACATGTCCGTTTTGCGACACACTAGCTAATGTTTATACTGGTGATGATGTAAAAAACGATTTAGCAACTATGGTATTACACATTATTCAATCAATGAGTGAAAAAATAGAAGAACACTAAATAAATACTAAGTATGGAGTGAATATAGATGTATAAAATTAATTATAAAGAATTTAAGGAAATAAAAAAACAATTGTTATATAAAAAAGTCAAGGAATGGACTGATAAAACATTAACTTTAGATGATGGTACTCTTGTAGAAATAGTAGAAAGTGAACAAGATTGTTGTGCAAGTGCTGGTGGAGAATGGACTAATGTAAAACTAGATGCAGTTATTACAAATGTGAAAATAGAGAATGAGAGAGAACAACAAAAGTTTGATACATGGAGTGCTGAATCAGAAAGTTTGGCTACTGTTGTTTTATATCATAACCAAAACCCTATAGCACAAGGTGAATGTTATGCAGATGCAGGTAATGGTGATTTTTATTACAGTATATGCTCGTTAAAAATAAAAGATATTCATTATCCAGTGGTGAAACATTAATAAACTATAAATAGAATTTTAAATCAATTATCAAAAGAAAGAGGTTTTAAAAGGTGAAAAACTTTGAGCAACCAACAGTAAAGATATTAAAAAGATTATTTGACGGAAAAGATGAAACTAATATTCATATATCTCGTCTGAACCTAGTAGATTATGAAGTTATTGAAATGATAACTAATTATAAACTTTCAGAAACTCATACGAGAAATCAACATTTTAGAGATGTAGTGACTTTGAAATTTAAAAAGAAAGAGTAAGGAGGTAAATTATGATTAAAAGAGCAAAAAAGAAACCAGTAGAAATTGAATACATTCAGTATAAAGGAACTAAGGAAAGTAAACAAGAGATTTTTGATTGGACTAAAGGTAAAGCTCATGAATTCTATGATTTAACTACCTTTGATATTCGTTATGGTATTGATACACTAGAAGGTAATTTAGTAGTATTTGAAGACGATTATGTTGTAAAAGGTGTACAAGGTGAGTTTTATGCAGTCAAGCCTGATATTTTTAAACAAACGTATGATTTTATAAATTAAGGAGATATATTATGGTAAAAATTAAAAGAGAAGTAGAAATGACATTTCCAGAGTTGATTGAATATGGATTAGAAAATGGAATAAAGAATAGAAGATTTACAAGCAATCGTTTGAACTCTAAATATGTAAGTTTCGATGCACTTGGAGGGGTGTATTTTAATAATCTCTATTCTTATCTACTAGAAGATACTTTCACAGTAGAAGTTGAAGAAGAAATTACAAAAGATACAAAGCTAGATTCTGTCTTAGAAATATATACAAATTTAGATTACACAAAATCAAAATTTCCGGATATTCATAAATCTGTAAGTATTAATGATATTCTAGGGTACACTTCTAACCGTATTGTTACTAAATGTATATATTTAGTTAATGAAGATGATACAATGACACTCATTTGGAAAGATGGAGAATTGGTAAAATAAATAATGTTTAAATAACAAATAACCTTTACTAATATGTAAAGGTTATTTTTATACCTACACAAAGCTTATATAAGAAGCATACAGAATATCTAATAAATTTTAGGTATAAATGTACCTAAATAATAAAACAACGCTATAAAGCTCTAAAAACACTTAAAAATAACTATTGACAACTGTATAAATATAGTGTATATTATAAATATACTTAATATAAAGGAAAAGGTGATTAGAATGGCTAGTTTAGATTATGGTGTTCTTGTTATTAAAAAAGAGAATAATGATAAGTGTGCTTGGTTTTCTCAAAACCCTATTCCAATAGAAATTGAGAATAGGAAAGCATATTTATATAAAAACACTTTAAGTTTTGATAATAAAAACCATTATCCTATCTTAGAATACATGTTTGAAGAAACTCCTAAACGTTGGCAAGACACGACTAGAATATTTAGTATTAAAAATGGTTATGCAAAGTCAAGGTTTAAAGACCAGGCTATTGAAACAGAAATACATTTAGGAAATGGTATTAAGTACTTTATACTTCAAGGTTATGACATTCATTTAAAGAAATGGTATAAACATTCTACAAAAGTAAATATTAAGAAATTCGTTCGTAGATATGTTAATATAAATTAAGGAGAGGTAATTATGAATAATAAACAAATTAAAAATTTACATGATAAAGCAAATAAAGTAGTAAGTAAATCAGAAAATATTGATGACTTAAGTTATGTTCAGGCACATAAAATTATTAAAGAGTATCTTGATTTACCCGTTTCTAATTCTGAAAAAAGGGATGTAATGACTGAACTAATGTTAGCATTAGAGAAAGCTAATAAAATAATTTAGTTGATATTTAAAAAATTAAGGAGAATATAGTATGAGTAAATTAAAAAGTATTATTTTAACATTTGAAAATTGCGATAGTATGGAAATACAATCAAAATATATTAGAGGTCTTCATATTAAAGGTATTTCTGATAGTATTGAGCATTTAAATTATGAAGACGAGGAAGTAGAAACGTATAAAAGTGCACAAGATATTTACTTTATTGTAAAAAAATCGACAAAATTACGATATAACCCTTTTAATTTTGAAAATGAGGAAGTAATATTCAATAGACTTACTGAATTTGATGATATTACTCATGTTACATTAGTATATTCTGACGAATCAAGACAAACAATAGCTGTTCCTTATGAAGAGAGGTACGGTGGTGATAATAACTATCAATCATATACCTATATACATGGTTTTGACGAATTAATTATTAATATAAAAGAGGAGGAGAAGTAGTTATGAGTAATAAAATTGATTATGATAAAGTTATGCAAGTATTAAAAAATAGTAAGTATGATATAAATATTTGGGATATTATGACTGAGTTTGATAGTAAAGAAGATGAAGAAGTTTTAGATGTAATAGAAGAATATAGAGATGAATTTGACAAATTTCTAGATAAATCGTTATCACATATTATGGAAAGATTAGCTTTAAGAATTGCGTTTGCTACTGTTGGAGATGATAAAAACTAAGGAGTGAATAGTATTATGGTAAAAAGAATTAAAAATGAAGTTTATAGTGCTTTTGGAGAGTATATCGTTAATGATAATCCTGATTTCTTAAACGAAGAACAATTAGAAATTGCTAAAGAACATAGACCTTATTTAAAAAAGCTAATTAAAAAATGGAAGAGAGAAAGATGTATTCATAGTATTAAAGCTTTCTTTTTAAAAATTCCTGAGTATATATTAGAAGGCATTTATACTATTTTCAACATTATAGCTCTACCATTCGTTTTTCTAGCTGATAAGTGCGATGATTTAAGAGTAAAATATGGTAATAGTGTAGGCAATAGAATTAAATTATCTAAAAATAGAAGAAAAATAAATGATTATGCTTATAATACTGTATTACCTTTATTAATGGAAAAAGAAAAAGACGATGGGTTATACCAAAAACAAATGGATTATGTAAAAAATAAAAGGAAGTAACATAAAGGAGAATGAATAATGACTAATGTTTGGAAAGAAGTTATTTACGATACTTTAACTGAAGATGAAGCAAAGGAAGATAATAAAAAAATAATTAAATATGATGATGTAATGACTTCTTCTATCATCATAGAAAAAAATAAGAATATACTTAAAACAGCAAAAACTGAAGATGGTTATTTAGCACTTATCATTGAAAATGGATATGAGAATAGTAGAGATGTGGTTTATAATAATGCAGAACCTATCGTAAACCATAGAGAATTTGAAAGAATTTGTCTTGAATTTTCTGGTTTAGAAGAAATTAAAAAAGTAAGCAATTTAATAGATGAACTGATTAAAGTGGCAAATAGATAAAAAGTAAAGGAGAATGGATAATGACTATTGATATTAAAGAATTAATAAATAAAAACAAAAAGGAAGAATTAGAGCATACAAGAGAACTATTATCTCTATTTGTGTCAGATTTAGATTTTAGTATACGTGAAGCGTTGAAAAATAATGATTACAGCTATAGTTTTACTAATAGACTTCGTGCAACTATTAATGATAAGCATTTAATTCAGAAGTATAAAGCATTAGTAGAGAGATTACATTTGTTTAACAAGTCTGATATAAGTACTATTATGTCTATAAACATAGATGGTGCAACTTTTGAAATTGAAGATTTCTTTTTAAATTACGATAACGATATTACAGATGCCTTTTACCTTTTCTTTAAAGTAAAACATCATGAATATAATATAGAACATATAAGTCTTAGTTTCCTAGAATATAGAAATAAACTATCAGAACCTAAGATTGGTATGTATTTAAGCTAAAGGAGAGGTAGTAATGGAATTTAAAGTGTTTGATAAAGTTACACTAAGTTTAGTAAAAGTTATAAGTATTAATTTTGAATTAAATTCTTTAGAAATAGAAAGTACTGATGAGAGTGATTTAACTGAGGTTAGACACTTAGAAGATATAGATTTTACTAATAGTCATTTATCAAGCTTATCTAAAGAAAGTATTATAAAACTATTAGAATATTATATCAATTTGAATGAAACCTATTTAGAGAATAGGGAGAAATTGTATGTTAAACGCTTAGAAGATATAAGTAATATTAAATACTATGTTCATAAAGAAGTACTGAAATCTCTTGAGGAGAAAGATAAAGAGAAATATGATATTTTAATAGATTTAGAAGAAGGTATAAAAGATGTATTAAATAATAGAGATGATAAATCTTTATTAACTGATAGAGATATAGAACAAATTATAAAATTAAGAAGATTTCAAAAAAGATTAGGATAAAATAAACCTCAGCTATTGACATAGTTGAGGTTTTGTTGTATATTAAAAGTAAGTAAATTAATAAGGATTAATAATGACTAAATATGTTATAGCTACAGAACTTGAACACTCAATTGCTTTTTATGATAGGAAATTTAAAGATTTTACTATTTTAACTAAGATAACGCCGAGAATATTCCCTAATAAAAAGAAAGCAAAAAGAGTTTTGAAGAAACTAAATAAGAATAGTACAGATAATTATTATTTATTACCTGTTATTCCAGACTATAAACAGTTGTGGGATTATGCTAAAATTAGTAGGAGGATTAATAAATGAAATTAGAATCATTAGGCATAGTTTCAATATTTAACTCACAAAAGGAGAATTTAATATGAAAATTAAAGTAAAAGAACAATTAAACTTTCAAGAACTAATCAATTATATCTATGAAAATAATATTAAAAATGGAGAATATTCATGTAAGTTTATTTAATGATATAAATTTAAATACTTTAATATATGATACTTGCATATTGATATATAATGAATTTACCTATTTAAAATGTTATTATACCATAGATGGAGGATGGATTATTAATTATGGTGAAGACCAATATATTGAAACCAATAATAAACGATTTAAAAAAGATTTAGATAAATTATTATAAAATAAGAGGATTAACATGAATAAAACCATTAAAACAGTAAAATTATGTACACTTAATTTTGAAACTATTATAATAGATAAGTTTAATATTGAGAACATTTGCCTTTATGAAATTAAAAATAACATAAATAATATTAATATTGAAGATGATGAAT